GTTTAGATATACCTATGTGTTTAAAAAGAAATTCAGTAATTATTCATCAATCAGCATTACCTTGGAATCTTAAAAAGGAAAATCATGTCAATATCTTATAATTGGAATGTGTCGCAAACGGAATATTTAACATCAGATAAATTTATCAAAATAGCCCACTGGCAATGTAATGCTGTCGATGGAGACTACACAACATCTACATACTCTACTTGTTCATGGTCAGATGGTACACCTAGCGTACCTTATGCTAATGTAACAATGGCTGAAGTATTAGATTGGATATGGGCATCAGGAGTAGACAAAGATGCAACAGAGGCATCATTAGCACAACAGATTGAACTATTAAAAAATCCTGTTACTGCTAGTGGTACACCTTGGTCTGCGTAATAGATGGCAGACTTCCAAATAGACCCCGTCCAGTACGGCCAGCTCTGGGAGAAGGTGGACCAGCTATCTACTAAGGTAGACAAGCTGGAGGCCGGCATGGAGGAGCTCCTTGAGCTCGCCAACAAGGGTCGTGGGGGCTTCTGGGCTGGGATGGTATTCATCTCCGCACTATCCTCCGCCATTGGATTTTTGTCGCACTACCTATCGAGTAAATAACTAATGGACCTGCTAGACACGATATCAAAGCTGTCGAGCCTACTCATTGCCTTCGTGACGCTCGTGATTGTACTGGCCAAGATGCACAACCAGATCGCAGTCCTCGAGGAGAAGGTCAAGTCACTCTTTGACTTGATTAACAAAAAGAAAGACTGACATGTTCGGGATAGATGACATACTCACGGTCGGCATGAAGCTAGTAGACAAGTTCGTACCAGACCCGCAGGCTAAACAAGAGGCACAGATCAAGCTCCTAGAGATGCAGAAGAGTGGCGAGCTGGCACAGCTACAGGCCGACATGAACGAGCAACAAGAGCTCACTAAACGGCAACAGGCCGATATGGCCTCTGACTCGTGGCTCAGTAAAAACATAAGGCCAATGAGCCTCGTCTACATACTGATTACGTACACGACGTTTGCCATGATGTCTGCGTGGGACATCGAGGTAAACAACAACTACGTGGAGCTCCTAGGTCAGTGGGCCATGGTTATTATGAGCTTCTATTTCGGTGGTCGTACCCTTGAAAAAGTAGTAGAGATGCGGATGAATAAGAAATGATTTCGAACTGGGATAAGTCTTTCGAGATGGTAATCGTCCACGAGGGAGGTTTTACTGACGACGAGCGTGACCCAGGCAATAAGTTGTCAGATGGTCGCAAGGGGTGTACAATGCTAGGATGTACCCAAGCAAATTGGGAGAAGTACATCGGGCATATGGTAACCAAGGACGACATGAGAAGACTAACCAAAGAAGACGTAAAGCCACTCTACAAGAGGGACTACTGGGATGCTGTAAAGGGCGATGACCTACCCGCTGGCGTGGACTACGCCTGTTTTGATTTCGCAATTAATGCGGGCCCGGGTGCCTCAAGAAAGATGGTGCAGAAGGCTCTGGGTGTTACGGCTGACGGATCTATTGGTCCAGCGACCATGAAGGCAATCCAGTCTGCTGACGGCAGGCAGTTATTGAACGCATTTAGCTACGCCAAGACTGCCTTCTACAAGTCCCTGCCTACCTTCCCGACATACGGCAAGGGCTGGCTCAAGCGTGTGGATGACGTACAGAAGTCCGCTGAGGGCATGCTGGCCTAATGCTCCTTCGAGCGATGGTTGCTGCATTGTTGGTTGTGGTATGCTCCCACGTCAACATCTACCAGCAGACAAAAGAGCAAGTGCTGTGGATTACACACTCCACGGTGGACTTTATTATTGGCACCGAGGGCTTCAGACAGACAGCCTACAAAGACATCCGTGGTATCTGGACGACTGGCGTGGGGCACCTAATCAAGGCATCTGAGCGCCATTTAATACACACCGAGCTCGACAAGGAGCAGGTCATGCTGATGCTACACGCAGACCTCACCTTCTGTGGGCAGACTGTACTTGGTTACGTCTTGGTGCCTATCAACCAGAACCAGTACGACGCATTAATGCGTCTTTGCTTCAAGATCGGGGCAGATAAATTCAGACAGTCAACCGTCCTCAACAAACTCAACACAGGGGACTACAGGGGCGCTGCTGACGCATTCATGATGTGGAGCAAGCCAGAGGTACTTAGGCAGAGACGAATCAAGGAGCGAGCCCTATTTTTAAGCCCCTTTGAGGGCGAAAAGACCTAGTATTTTGCATATGTAGTTATAGGAGACTGATCATCTCTTTCTAATCAACCAACTCGAGGATATACCATGGAAGGCTTCAAGAAACTACCAAAGATGCAGTGCTTTAAAGAGGGCGGGTCAGTAATGGCCAAGAACATGTTCAAGTCCAAAGACGTCGAGTCAGATGACTCCGATATGGCACAGGACAAGAAGCTCATCAAGAAGGCCTTCAAGCAGCATGACAAGGCGGAGCACGACAAGGAGCCGACAGAGATCAAGCTCAAGAAGGGTGGTAGGTCCAAGAAAGAGGCAGGTACAGTCAAAAAATACAAGGCCGGCGGCAACATCAACGAGATGGCAAAACCAGCCGGCGCGTTGGACATGATCAAGAAGATCAAGCCGACTGGCAACAAAAAAGCCGCAGCACCGTCCAAGGCAGCCGAGAAGCCGGCAGCGACTGGCATCGACAACATGCCCGCCATGAAGAAGGGCAAGTCAGTCAAGAAGTACAAGGCCGGCGGCAGCATACAGGACATGGCTGACGGCAGAACGGCCGTAGCAGATACTGGTATGGCCGGACGTGGAATACAGCGCGATGCAATGCCACCAATGCAGGAGACGCCCCAGCAGAGAATGGAGAGAATGGAAAGGGCCCGCAGACAGGCCCAGTCACTGAGCTCACTGCCACAGGCAGCGCAGGCAGGGGCACCAATGGCACCCCCGCAGGCACCGGCACCAATGGCACCACCCCCAATGGGAGGCGCTGGCGTCAAACCCATACCAGGACCCGGTGCAATGAGCGCACAAGAGCAGCAGATGCTCATGCAGGGCGGCATGTAATGCCAATCTTTTTAACATTAAAGTTAAATGGAAAAGTAAAAGACAAACTGTGAGAACCGCAAAAAGCTCATCTTTTAGGACTATAGTGAAGTATTGTAAAGAATGTAACGTTTTGTTACAGTTAAACAATACTAGGGACGTAACAAGAAAAATTTATTGTGGGCAGTCTTGTAAAGGTAAAGTCCTAGGAAGAGCTGTGGATATGTTAATTCTTTGGAGTAAATGTAATACGCCCGAAGCAAATGCTAAAAAAGTACGTTATAGAGAAAACCACCCAAATTGGAAAATAAATAGGGGAGAAGTAAAAGGTAGAACTAGGCCTGAAATGACGGAGTGGAGAAATTTTGTATTTAATCGTGACAAATTTATCTGTCAACATTGTAAAAAAACCGGTGGAAAACTACAAGCACACCATAAAGCACCATATAGTTTATTCCCAAAGTTAAGGTGGGAAAAGGAAAATGGAATTACTTTATGTGAAACATGTCATAAAAGTTTACACATCGCCTCCGTTGAATTATTTGGTGGCTTAACTAGTAAAAAATATCAAGGAGAACGTTTTGCCAATTAAATCAGAACAACAAATGAGGGCTATGTATGCCGCAGCGGCAGGCAAGAGCACCTTGGGCATCCCAAAAAAGGTAGGCAAGGAGTTTATCAAAGCGGGTCCTGCCAAGTCCAAATTACCGGAGCGTAAAACGGCCGGCAGAGGTAGATAACTTATGTCATACAGTGGCACCATCAACCAGACTAAGGTCAACGTAGCCCAGCTCATTGAATACGCATTCCGTGAGGCTGGGAAGACGGCCGAGGAGCAGACTCCAGAGTACATCAACGCCGCACGTCAGGCGTTGTTTTATATCTTGCAGTCCCTCTCTAACAAGGGCGTCAACCTATGGGCGATTGAGATTGTCTTACTGGGTGCACTACAGGCTCAGACGATACTGCCACTCCCAGCTGGTACGATCAGCATACTGGAGGCCAACTGGAGGTACATACAGACTCCTGGTGTCTCTGGAGCGCTCCCAGTAAGTAACATTACTGCACCCGCAATGTTTGACAACAACCTCGATACCTTTGGTACATCGACCCTATCAAACAACTGGTTTGGTGCGTACTACCAAGCTGGGCAGATTGTTACTCAGGTAGGCTTCAATGCATACGTAACTGGTGGTGGAACTACCACATACAACCTTGCACTGGATACGAGTGAAGATGGAGTCACTTGGACACAGAGACAGGTATTCCCCGCAACCACACTGGCAGACAAAGGCTGGGCATACTACCAAGTCAACCTAACACCATCCCACTACTATTTCAGATTGCGTGAGACGGTAGCAACAACATTCTCACTCAGACAGATTGCGTTCTCTTACGTCCAGCAAGATATCCCACTAGCACCCCTCAACAGAGACACCTACTTCGCACTACCCAACAAGCAGTTCCAGAGCCAGAGATCACTCCAGTACTGGTACAACAAGGGCGTAGAGCAGAGTATGTACCTCTGGCCAATACCAAACAACGACTTCCAATGTTTCCAGATTGTGGTAGACAAACAGCTACAAGATGTCGGTTCACTATCTAACGAGTTGTACCTACCAAACAGATGGATAAACGCAGTCCAGTCCATGCTCTCACACAGGCTGGCTATGCAGCTACCTGGTGTGGACGCAACCAAGATTGGTTACCTAGACCAGATGGCAATGCGCAACCTTGTCGATGCAGAGAACGGTGAAGAGGACAAGGCGCCGATATACTTCCAGCCTAACATTTCATACTACACGAGATAAACATGACAACCGTACCAGTAATGACATACGACTCGTTGGTTGCCGATGTACAGAACTACATGGAGCGTAACGATGCCCAGTTTGTGGCGCAGATACCGAGCCTAATATACCTCGCAGAGCAGTCTTTAGCGGCAGAGATTAAGACACTACAGCAACTGACTGTCGTCGAGGTCACGGTACTCGCTGGTCAGTTTATACTACAAAAGCCAGCCCTATGGAAGAAGACGATATCCATGAAGGCCAATGGTCAGCCGATTGTCAAGAGGACACAGGACTACCTAGCGCAGATAACTGCCGAGAGCTCGACTGGTACAGTACAGTACTACGCAGAGTACGACTACGACAACTTCATGCTGTCACCAACTCCCTCTGCCAACACCTCCATTGAGCTGACTTACTATGGTCTAGTGCAGCCACTGAACACAGACAACCAGCAGAACCTGATTACTCGTGAGATACCACAGGCACTGCTCTTTGGTACGCTACTACAGGCACAGGGATACCTAAAGGCAATCGACAAGCTGGCCGTATGGAAACAGTACTACACTGATGCCATATCCGCAATCAAGAACGAAGATAAACTTAGATCAATTGATCGCAACACCGTTGCCATGGAACCATAATAATGCCTACATTTACATCCCCGTTTACTGGAGATATCGTACTCCCAACAGACGTCAGTTTTCAGGCGCTTGCCTTAACTGCGAACACCCAACTTGCGTGGCCATCCTACGTGCCACCAAACTCTGGGTATGTACCGCTGTCAAGGATCATCAACGTCACACCAAGCGCGGCCGGGTTCACGATTACTTTACCACCAGCAAACCAAGGTGCAGTCGGTACTGACGTACTCTTTGTCAACAAAGGCAGTTACAGCTTCTTTGTACAAAACTATGGTGGTGGTAGCTCTGCTACTATTGCCGTTAACAACGCACAGTACTACTACCTAACAGATAACTCCACAACTACTGGTGTATGGAATAACTTCCTATACGGTGTAGGATCCGGCTCTATCAACGCCAACGACTTGGCTGGCCCGGGCTTAACAAACTACCTTGGCCAGTTGGCAACGACAAACGTCATCACAGAGATATCCTCACCGCCTACACTGGCACAGGGTAACCTAGCGAGTGCATACGTCTGGACCAGTGGCGCTAACTCAATCACACTACCAACATCAGCCAGTCTAAACAACGGCTGGTTTTTTCTGTTTAGGAACAACGGCACTGGTGCGATTACATTCCTGCCGCAGGGTACGTCAACAATCAACGGATCATCAAGTACCGTATTCAACCCAGGTGACTCTGGTACGATCCTGTTCAACAAGACAAACGGCAACTTCTATACTGTCGGTCTAACAAACCAGGCAGATACGACGTTTACTGCCGCGACATACGACGTGGATAGTATCATTGGTAGTCCATACAGTCTAGTCAGTAACGCACCGATCATACAGACATACGTCGCGTTGTCTGGTACTAGATCGACAAACTTGCTCGTGACTCTACCGGCGGTAACAAACCTTTATGTACTGGTAAACAACACCAACCAGAACGCATACACGCTATCCTTCCAGATTACTGGATCATCACAGACACCAATCGTGCTCGGTGCTGGTACGACGTCGTTAGTACTTAGCGATAGTAACTTCCTGTACGTTCTGACGCAGGTAGGTACTGGTTCGTTCTTTGCTAACGATGGGTCTGCAACGGCACCATCATTCTCGTTTAACTCGGATACAACAAGTGGTATGTACCTCGTATCAGTAGGTCAGTTGGCACTAACGGCCAACGCACAGAGGATGCTACTCATTAACAACAGCTCACTAGGCAACCCACAGATGTCTACACCAGCGACGTTTAACGCTGGCCTCATCGGCGGTGGCACGTTCTAATGGCGGATCAGCAACAGCAAAACCCTCAGATACACACGCTGATTGTCAAGCCGGGCATTAAGCGCGATGGTACATCGTTTGAAAATGATGACTACAACGACGGAGTATGGTGCAGGTTTCAGCGTGGTACACCACGCAAAATGGGTGGCTACAGACAGATGTTCAAGGAGCCAAACGGCATCCCACGGGGCCTAATCACCAACGCATACAACGGCGTGAACTACATGTTCCTTGGCTACAACAACGGCATGGACGTCTTCACGACTGGCACAACACTTGGTGTAGGATCCGGACCATACGCGGCATCACTAACAAACTTTACCGCTGACAACCGCAACCTATGGCAGTTTGATATGCAGTATAGCCCTACTGGCGGCAACCTCCAGGTACTTGCACACCCAGGTAGAAACTTAGTTAACATAGACAACGCCATAGCATCACCCATTTTAGTTGGTAACATGATACCCACATCGGGTGCGTGGAGCTTTGCACAGCTGGCGGATACAACTGGAAGTACACCAACAGGACAGCCTATATCGGTAGATGGCGGTGTGTGCGTCTTGTACCCGTTTATATTTGCCTATGGCTCAAACGGATATATCTCAAACAACAACGTCAGTACAACCTACGCAACACAGACACTAACAGACTGGAACGGCAACCTAGCCAACCAAGTCAACATTGCAGCCGGTAAGATAGTCAAGGGCATGCCAGTACGTGGTGGTACCAACTCACCCTCTGGACTCTTCTGGGCCACAGACAGTCTCATTCGTGTATCTTTCACCGGGGTATCCGGACAGTACTGGAGGTATGACCTTATCTCAAGTCAGGTGTCAATACTATCATCCAGTGCAGTAGTCGAGATGGATGGTGTGTTTTTCTGGGCGGGTACCGATAGGTTTTACCTATACAACGGGTCTGTGGCAGTAATGCCCAACGATAAGAACATTAACTGGTTTTACGACAACCTCAACTTTGAACAGCGTCAAAAGGTCTGGGCCACGAAGGTCCCTAAGTTCAACGAGATCTGGTTCTTCTACCCACGCGGCACGGCAACAGAGTGCACGGATGCAATCATCTACAACACAAAAGACAAGATCTGGTACGACGCGGGTCAAGCGATTGGTGCACAAAGATCCTGTGGTTATACGACAGAGGTATTTCCATCTCCAATCTGGTGTGGCAATACCTACTCAGCGACATACACAGCGCCACATACTACCGTAGCCAAGCCAGCGGGGACAGTCAACGCAAGCGTAACTGGATCCATCGCTGGTACCACACTGACCGTGTCTGCTGTAGTCTCTGGAACCATAGCAATTGGTATGACAATCAGTGGTACTGGTGTTACGGCAGGTACGACAGTCACGCAGCTCGGTACTGGCACTGGTGGTGCAGGTACATACATCGTCAGTGCAACACAGACAGTGGCCGCCACGGCCATTACGGGCGTATTGACAATGCCAGCATTAGCCGTCAATCAATTATATGTCGCCGGTGATCTATCAGCACAGTTTGTGCCAGGGTCAAGGATTACTCTGTCACAGTCTAATACCGCAACCGTCTACACCATTGCATCATCCATATTTTACTTTAACTCACTGACGTCATCCTTAGGTGGAGTGACACTGGTGACAATCACCGCAGCCAACTTTGGTGTGACGATTGTACCTGGGTTGTCTGTCTATGGGACAATCAACGGCTACTCAGTCTGGCAGCAAGAGTTTGGTAACAACCTGATTGGTGACAACGGCGAGGAGGCAATCTACTCATCCTTTACAACCTGTGATATCAGCTGGGTCGGTGGATCACCCAGCGGTGACAACGCTACTGGTATTAACAAGAGGATGCACATCAGGAGGGTAGAGCCAGATTTTGTACAGACTGGTAACATGAACCTGTCAATCATTGGCCGCAAGTTTGCCAGGGGTGAGACAGAGACAAAGGGTCCATACCTATTCAGCCCGACAGACGGCAAGATCGACCTAAGGGTTGAGTACAGAGAGATGAAGCTCTTGTTTGAGTCTAACGATATTGATGGCCACTACGAGATGGGGCGCATACTTGTCACGGCGGAGGCCGGGGACGAGAGACCATGACGATCAAGCAGATCATTCTGCTTGGACCACAGTATAGCACCTGGGAGGGCTGGAATGCCTCTCTGTTGCATTATTTTGGTGAGGAGCCCATACCCTACATACCAGACGAGAACTTCTGGCAGGAGGTCGCTAATAACGTCGTACAGCTACCTACGTTTGCACCATACTACCCACCCGACCCATACCAATACGAAAAGTGGCAGGAGTGGGTGGACGACTTTATAATCGCAGTCAACGGACCAACAAACTAGGGCGAGTAACCGCCTTTTTTTGCATAGGTAGATATAGAATGAAACCAACTAAAAACATCTCGAAGATTAAGGCAGAGGTAAGGACCAGCAAGGAGCCTACTGTTGATCACCCGTCAAAAGATCCATCGGGTAGGATGTCAAACCAAAACATCTTCAAGAACTCAGAGCAGATAAAAGAGTACGGTGGTGATTGGAAGAAATTATACGAGCTGGTGTTTAAGCTGTCCAAAGTTGGTAAAGTGCGTGTTGTTCGACACGGCAATACAATATTCTGTCTCATGCTCAAAGAGCCTAAAATGGCAGAGATGGTAATCATTAACGCAGATCCAGTTAAACAGTTTATACGCAACATTCGTCAGTTTGCACAGTTTATGGAAAAGGCGGGCTACCAAAGGGTTACTGGAGTAACGGATAACGTGCAGACACTTAACGCAATAAAGAACGCAGGGTACCCAATGGACATACAGCAAGAGGGGACTAACGAAAAAGGCAAGCCTATATATAGGGGGACCGTCAGTGTCTAATCCGGCTCACGAAGTAGGTAACTTTTTTTCAGGCCTTGATGATGCCGTGCACAGTGCCGTAGACTCAATTGGTAGCACCGTACAGAACATCATTAATAACCCATTGCCAATGATTGAGACGATTGCACTTACTGCAATGGGCGTGCCTTATCCAATCGCTTCAGCGGCGGTAACGGCAGCCAATGGTGGTAGCATTGAACAAATTGCTATATCCGCTGGAGCCGCTTATGTGGGTGGACAGATTGGCGCCCAAGTAGGTGCAGCGTCAGAATTTGGCACAATGCCTTTCTCTGAACAAACAAGTATGTTACTTGCGGATAGTGGTGGAATGGCCACTACAATGCAGACGATTGTATCTAGCGCGTCAGGATCCGCAGCAGCGGCCGCACTCAGTGGAAAACCGCTTGATCAAATTTTGACGGCCGGATTTACTGGTGGTATTAATACTATTGTAACCGATCAGTTAATTTCTGCCGGGTACAATCCAAAAGACATAGATACAAAAGTAATAGCCAACGCAGTCAGTAGTGCTAGTAGTGCTATATTACAAGGTAAAGATGTGGGGGATGCAATCACCAGATCTACCGTTGCTAGTTTGTCATCCGCCGGCATGCAAGAGGCGGCAAACAAAATTGGCACTACCTATGACCAGATAAAACAAAACAGCGAGACACTACAGGGCATATCAAACTCTTTTAACGAGACAAAGGCCACGGCGCAAGAGGTGTGGAACAACTTAACATCGTATGAGTCTACTGCAAAAGAACAGGCAGGGCAAGCCGATGGACTACTATCACAATTTAATGAAAAAAGAGGGCAGATAGATGGCCTTAAAGGGCAGTATGAGCAGGCAAAAGCGGACTCTAAAGATGTTGATGCCTATCTAGTAAGGACACAGCCCGATCAGTACAGAATGCGTGAGTTTGATGATGATGGTACTCATTACAAATTTCTTGAACAGTTTATAGGGTATAGTGATGACGGCCCTTATTATCAAAGAGTTGGTCCAGGTGAAGACTCTCCTGACCCTCGTGATGCCGTTAAAAACAATTTAGAACAGCAAGCAAAAGATATATCTAACCAAATAATTCAAGTAAACGCAGATGCCACTAATATTGCTAACCAGTTTTATTCTACAAAAGCTGCGTATGAGGACACTGTCACTAACAAACTGAACCCAACAAAAGCTACTTATGATGGCCACGTAAAAGAACTTGTTCGACTTGGTGATTTAGCAACGCAAGTATCTAATGAAACAAACAAACTCGGCACCACATTAGGCACTTTGGCGGGTGAGTACACAGTCAAACAAAACGAATTGGCGGTTAACTTAGCCACTGAAGTCGCTAAAACCGCAGGGCAGGATATTACTACCCAGTTAGATACAAAGAAAGCTGAAGATGCCGAAACGGCAAGGGTTGCCAAAGAAGAAGACGATGCCAGGACTAAACAATTAGCAGATGCCCTTGCAAACCCACCCGATACTAGTCAAAACCCTGTATCTCCGGTAACGGCGGCTATTACCGGTACCGTCAGTTTGAACAACGACACAATAGATGAGTCTACAGGACTCTCTACCGTGTCTGTTCCTAAAATACAAGACGCTGGTGGAGGGTTTAAGTATAACGAGGCAACAGGTAAATACATTGACCCAACAGGCAAAGAGATTACAGCAGAAGAGTATGATCGCATAAAAAACCCCTCGGAGTTAGACCCGCTTTTAGTTGATGTCGCCCCAGAGCCACTGCCTAAAACTGATGAAGATACAACAAGCCCGTTGTCTACTTTAGACACTACTGCAACCGATACAACAAACCCAGATGCTAAAGTAGATACTGAGAAGACGGACACAACAAGCCCGTTGTCTACCTTGGATACTGAGAAGACGGACACAACAAGCCCGTTGTCTACTTTAGATACTGAGAAGACGGATACAACGGGCCCTCTGTCTACTTTAGATACCGAGAAGACGGATACAACAGGTCCAAATCTTACAGGCGGAAGCGGTGACCCTGGGTATGATACTTACCTAGCACTAAACCCAGGAAACCCTTTATCCTTAGCACCATGGAAGTGGCAGAGTCAAGAGCCAGAGTTAGGAGATTCGGATGAGTGGAGACAGAAATATAAAGACTGGCAGGCACAGAACCCAGATCTAAAGGCCGGTACGTTAGATGTCTTAGGCGAACAAGATCCATCTTTTGACCCGTGGGATAACCCAGAGGAAGATGTAACAGAGGAAGAGCCTAAAGAGGATCCAACAAAAGAGGATCCAACTAAACTGCCTTCTACTAAAATTCCTGTCCCGACTACTACGACCACGGTACCGAAGATTACGCTGCCAGCGACTACCACAAAAACAACTACTACGATACCTGCCGCAACAACAGCCGCGCCGTCTAGCGCAGCACCCGCGGCGTCAACGGATGCAACCGGTGGAATACCGAACTTAACACCAGGACTGACAAAGGCCATGAACGACTATCAACTTACTGGACTGAACGCGATTGATACCACGCCAGAGATGGCCGGTGGTGGATCAACCTCCGGAATTGAAGACTTAAACTCCGGTAAAGACTACAACCCAATGGCCACCTCATCTATATCCTACCTCAAGCCTGGGTTGACAAGAGCAAATTTACAGTATGCCCTGACTGGCATGCCCGCACCTAAAATGCACAAGGCAGACGGTGGTGAGATCATGCAGGAGGATCTGTCCATGCCAGAGGGCCATCACCCTGAGTTCTTCTCAGAGGGTGGTCTACACAACAGATACGTCCGTGGTGATGGAGACGGCACAAGCGATGACGTACCGGCGATGCTCGCCAATGGGGAGTGGGTCATACCTGCCGATGTAGTATCTGCATTGGGTAATGGATCAAATGACGCCGGCGCCAAAGTATTAGATGAGTTCATGAAAATAATCAGGCAGCATAAACAGGATCATGAACCTCATAAACTGCCCCCCGATTCAAAAGGCCCATTAAGCTATTTAAAAGAGGCCTATAAAAATGAAAATGTGTAATAAGTGTAAAGTTGAAAAAAGTGAGCTAGACTTTCACAAAGATAAATCTAACTCAACTGGGTTGTACTCGTCTTGCAAAAGCTGTAAGTCTAATTATGTTGTATTAAGATATCGGTCTAACCCCGAAAAATACAGGCAGGATAGAAAAGACCGGTATGCCGCAAATCCTGAAAAAGAGCGCGAGCAGTCTATGTTAAGATCAAGGGTTTGGAGAAAAGAAAACCCCGCCCATAGAAATGCTTTAAAGGCCGCGTATAAAGCCTTTAAGTTAAAAGCAACCCCTAGTTGGGCCGACGCAAAAGAGGTTTTAAAGTTTTATGAAACAGCAACAGCTTTGGGTATGCATACTGGGGAGTGGTACCACGTAGATCATATTGTCCCATTACGAAACCCATTTGTCTGTGGGTTGCATAACGAGTTTAACTTGCAAATTTTAACAGCAAAAGCAAATATGAAAAAACATAATACTTTTGAGATAACAGCATGATAGCATTAAGCGATTTAACACATTCGAAAGTGAGAGCATAACATGGCAGGCCTATCAGACTTAATCACAAACTCCAGCGCGCAGACTACCTCGATGCCGTCGTGGTACGACACGGCACAGCAGAACATTGCCAGTCAGGCTGGAGCGGCCGCGGCTAATGCCCCAGCCCCAGGTGCTACGGTTGCACAGGGTGCCGTTAACCAGCTCTCTGGTCCGACTAACGCATTTACTACCGCGGCCAACACCGCACAGAACATTGCAACTGGCGCGGCCAACCCATGGATTACAGACGCAACTGGTGGCGTTACACCGAACACTGGCACCGCGCTTGGTGGTCTGTTTGCTGCACAGAACCAACAGCTTCAGCAGATGATACCGAACATCACTGCAGACCCTAACGCACAAGCAATTGGATCAGGACAGTTTGGTAGCCTACGCAGTCAGACTGCTGCAAACAAGGCCATTGCAGACGCGCAGGCCAACCTGTTTGCACAACAGAATCAGGCAGCACTACAGAACCAACAGACTGGTGTACAGGCAGCGACTGCCGCAGGTGGTTTGACAAACGAGGGCATCAACCAGTTAATGAACGTCGGTCAGTACCAGCAGGCATCACCGTTTACAAACGCATCCAACTACGGAAAAGTAATTGGAGGACTGCAGGCCCCAACAACAGTAACCAACAGGACACAGCTATCACCACTGAACCAAGTCGGAAGTTTATTAAGTTTCCTTGGTGGCCCAACTGGCTCTGGTGGAGTATTGAACCAGTTAGGTTTCAAAGACGGACTGTCTGGTTTAGTCAAGGGCGTTGGTAGTATATTTAACCCTAGCGGTCTGGGTATGAACTACACACTCAACCCAAATCAGACGCCTACAGGGCCTGAGCAGGCCGGTCTAATAAAAGGGGAAGACGGGAAGTGGTATAAGGATCCTACATACGGAACTGGTAAAACTACAACACCAACTGATCCCGGGTTTGAAGATAACTACCCTGTAACGGATCCAAATGAACCTAACCCAAATGACCCTAATATAGGCGGAACGGGAGACGATGAGTTTTATACTGGCGGCGGGGGCAATACAAGTATATGGGATGTAGCCGAATGATCACCCTCTCAAAATATAATGAACCAAGTTTAAGGAAATAATATGCCAGCTTCACCTTTAGACGTGCTTAATCAAAGTAAACCAGTGGTGGAAGATGAGGAAGTCGTTGAGAAGCCGACGACTGGCGCGCTATCGACGCCGACGAAGATGACCACCACAAAAGGTGGAGCGCAGATCATCAACCCCAATACCATGTCTTACTCTGACCCAGAGAGCAGCAAGGCCATACTCGAGAACATGCAGCGCATGATTGAGCAAAAAGAGAAGCAGCAGAACAGTCTGCTGACGGCGCTCAACTTGGCGTCCGCATATGGATCTGGTGGCGCGGAGGGGCCACAGCGTCAGGTGCAGGCACAGTTGGCACAGCATGACGCAGGTAATACAGAGATATTCAACATGCGTCAGGCGATTGCACAGCAAAAAGCCGCGCAACGCCAGAACGAAATATTTAACACACAGCGTGCAACGACTCTTGGAACACAACCGGGGGCTGCCGGAGCAAGTGGCGCGCCAAGTGGGGTAGCAGTCAACCCATCCGCCACAGTTGGACAGCAGGGTTTTATGAGTCCAGAAATAAGGACTGCATTGGCGAATGCCCCGACTAAAGCAGACTACGACAAAATATACAACCAGTGGGCACAGGACCAGAGTAAACAAAGTACTGCGGCAGGCTTCAAGAAACAAGAACTACAGTATGCATCACAATTCACACCGGGATACATTGAGCGCAAGCCTGTGTTTATACCTGAGCTTGGTGATAACCTCGACCTCAATTTTGAAGAGGCCAAGGCACTTGATGCAACCGGCAAGTTACCATCCAGATACTCTAGCCTACAAAAAGAGTTTGACGAGAAAAAGGGTAAGCCAGCGGCACCAGCTTCGGCACCAGCTTCGGCACCAGCTGCGGCACCGGCCACGACAGACAAGTCGTCCCTGCAACAGACGTCATACCAGTCACCAGTCTCTGGGACGGTCGTACGTGGCGTTACACCAAACCATGGCGGTGTTGATATAGCAGTACCAGTAAATACACCAGTCGCGGCCACAAGGTCCGGAACGCTCAGGTACAACACCACCAACACAGGCGGCTGGGGTAATGCCGCGGAGATAGTAGACTCCAATGGCAAGGTCATTGAGAGACTGGCACACCTCAACAAGTTCACCATGCCAGAGGGGTCGGTAGTAAAGACCGGCGACAAGATAGGACTGAGCGGTGGACAACAGGGTACACCTGGAGCTGGTAACAGCAAGGGACCACACGTACACCACGAGCTACCTGGCAGTGACGCATTCCAAAACGTCTCGTTAAAGAACCCTACATCATCCGAGGATGTTAAGGCAAGACAAAAGCTCGAGCTTGAGATACAACAAAACAAAGCCAAGTTAGCGGAAGAGACGGCGCAGGCAGGTCCAAAACGGGCCGCGGAAGAGCGGGCAGTTAAAGATGAAAAAGCGCGCGATGTATTTTTGTTAGAGACAGACCCAGCGACTACCAGCAAGCAACGTAGTGATGCCACGGCACTTGAATCAAAAATATCCAGCAACCCTAAAATAGTCGGTGTGTTTACCGATCCGGGGTTTGTAAACGCCGCGGGTGCATTACTTAAACAGGGGGTATCATTAGGACCAATTGGGTCACTTAGTGTAAACCTAGAGGATGCATACCTACAGGCGTTTGATAAAAAATACGGCAAGCAGGATACTGTGGCCCGAGCAGCGGCCAAGCAGTTGTTTGCAAACCTTGAGCTTGAGAAGTCCAAGATACTAAACGGACAGGGACCAATCTCTGACAACGAGCGTCTGTTACTATCGCGCGCGGTTGGTGGAGTATCAGACCCCGCAGAGTTAATTGTTAAGACTGCTAGGGCACTGAAGATGATCTCAGACTTTAGGGATGCAGCCCGTGAGATACACGGCTCAACTGGTACAGGCAGCTTCCAACAGTTTAAAGACTCGGCACAGTACCGCGGGCTTGTAAAGAGATACGAGACTGAGTTTGATAAGCTCCACGCCGAAAAGATTAGTTTTGGCAAACCCGCTGGGGCTCAATCACCGGGTAAGGCACCACATCCGGGTGAGGCGCTTGTTAACAAATATAGAACTAAACCCCAATAAACGCAAGGACATAGATGGATCCTAAACTACAAGAGGCCTATGCCGCCTTAGATGCGGCAGACAAAGCGGGCAACACACAGGACGCTACGTCTATAGCAGACTACATCGTCACTCTGCAGGCATCGGCCCAAAAAAGTCCAAAGACTATGCCAGCGATTAGGACACCGGAGCAACGGTTTGAAATAGGCCAACAGGCCCGTACTGGTGAGATACCTATGTTCACAGAAGATAGTGAAGATGGTGGGGGTTCGTTTGGCGAGAGGGGACAAGTAAGACGTGGCGAGCCATCGGAAGAAGATCTTCGCGCGTCCACAGCAACTTCAGCAATTGGGGCGGGCACAGGGGCGCTGTTAGGGTTTGGTGGCGGTGCGCTATCAGACAGGAACGCACTGACAAAGTTATCCGTGCCAGAGCCACCAGTAATGGGCGTGGGACCAAAGCCAGTAATGCCAGCGCCACCAGCAAGGCCTATGGTAATAAACCAAGGTACGTCTACCCCCGGCGTTGCCCCTGGTCAGGCATGGAAGGCCGCGACTGGCTACGGTGCAGGATCGGGTCACACTGTCGAGGAGGTCGTTGAGGCAGGTAAGGCGCAGAATAAACCAATTGGATCCGGAAAGATTGCCAAGACTATTGTCGGTCCGTCAGGGATCGAAGGTGTAAGCTCAAACATAGCCGCAAAAGAGCAAGAGGTCTTAGACAAACAGAGAATACAACAAGAGCAGGCAAAGCACCGCGCTGAGATAGCCATGCAGAACCAACCAGAGCGGGAAAGATACGCATC